CGCGCGCACGCTCTCGGCCTCGATCTCTTCGGCTCTGGCCTTTACGGCGAGCCATGTGTGGGAATGCTCGTCGATCACACGATGCCGCCGCCGCCGACGCCTGTGACGCGCTTGTCGGCGATCTCGGCGGCGGCGATCCGCTCTTTCGCATCCCGATCGCCGCGCGCCTTCTCCAGCATGGCGGCCAGCTTGTCGACTTCGATGTTCCGGTCCTCGGCGAGGCCCATCATCGCCGTCTGATGCCCGAGCATCGCCACCTCCCGGCGGGACGCGCTCTCCATCTCGGCGACATCGAGCTTCATGTTGATCTCGGCGAGCCTCAACTCGCCCTCGCTCGGGCCGGTCTTGCCGTTCTGCGCCACCGCCCACGCCTGCTTTTCCTCGGCGGAGCGGATGAACGTGTCGGAGTCGAGGAGAAGGGACCGGAAGAACGTCCGCTTCACCTCCTCGATGTCGATGTCCTCGTCGTCGGCGAAGTTCGCCATCAGCCACATGAGGTTCTGGGACTGCAATTCCCGGACAAGGAGCACGGAGGAGCCCCGCGCGCGCGTCTCGTAGTCCCCGCGGATGTGGTCCTTCGTCGTGTGCTGCATGTTCCAGTCGTAGAAGCGACGGATCAGCGGGACCGCGAGGTCGTCATCCCAATTCCGGACGATGCGGCGGAAGAGGATGTTCCCGGCGGACATCATCATCGCCATCCCGCCGACCGTCTTCGTCTGCCCCTCGTGGTATTCGCCCTGCTGGATCTGCGGAAGGCCGGCCACGTCGTCGATCTGCGCCCGCGCCATGGCGATAATGTTCGCCAACTGCCCCTGGTTCATGTCGAACTGAATCGGGAAGACCGGCGTGTAGCGGGCGCCGCCGTTGTTCACCTCGTCGTCGAAGATCCATACCTGCCACGGCCTGATCTGGTTCGTCCCGTCCTCGGTCTTCGCCTTGGAGGAGCGGGCGATCATCGGGCCGGCCGCGACGCCGGCGTTGTCCATCATCGCGCGCCATGCCGCGGAGAGGATGCGCTGCTCGTTCCGGATGATCCACGGGATGCCGTAACCCCAGAGCGAGGCTTCATCCCGCTCAAGGCAGAACATGGAGAAGAGCGACTCCCCGCTGTCCAAGGGGTGCGGGTCAACCTGAAGCACTTCCCCGTCGCAGAACAGCACGACGATGTTGATCTCGTCGAGCGGGTCGGCCTCGTCCGCCATGGCGATGAGGAAGTCGTCGCCCAGATACTCGCCCAGCGCGCGGATGTCCTCGCTCTCCAGAGCCCCGACATAGCGCCACACCGAGAAGCGCGGCTCCGTCCGGGTGTCCGTCTTCTCGCCGATGGCCCTCAGTTCGGCCAGATACCAAGGCGCATCGCCGGTCGGCCCGCGCTGGATCAGCCTCCGGAGCGCGTCCTTGTTGATGCCGGGCAGCTTCGCGAGCGCCCGCATCGAGCGTTTCGTCTCCAGCGAACGAACGAGAAAGCCCTCGGCCTCCTCCATCGTCGTCGCGTCCGGGTCCGGGAAGAACGACCACGGGTCGATCCGCCGGGCGGAGGGGCGAGGATCGCCCCCGAACTCCAGCCGGAAGACCTGCTTGGGCTTGCCGTTCTCATCGAGGACCGGCTTCCCCGCCTCATCAAGCATGACCTCGGGAACCCAGCCCCTCCGGAGTCGGGTGTTGACGGTCGGACCCTCGATGATCCCGGCGCCGAGCCGGCAGGCGTCGTCAATCACGTCACGCGCGGCGGCGGAGAACCGGGACTCCGCGAGCTGGTCGGCGATCTCGCGCTCCATCCCCTCGCAGCGGCGCAGCGCCTCCTTCTGCTGGCGCTTCAGCGCGTTGAACGCCGCCTCGACCTGCGAATAGTCGGCGTCGGCCGCCGGCGCTCCACCGTCTTGCCCCTCGGCCGCTTCCACCGCGGCCTTCTTCTCGGCCATCTCATCGGCCAGGCGCTCCGTCTCGATCTCCATCTCGGGAACAGGCGTCGGTGAGATGTCCCAGCACTTCTCGTCAGTTGGGAACAGCATGTCGACGAGCTTCGCGGCCATCGCGTTCGTCTTCACGCGGGTCACGTTGACCACGACATCCGACCTGATCCGTCCCGCGGTGCGGAGCTTGTTCAGCTTCATCTCAAGGTCGCGGTCATGGAGCCCATGGAATCGGCGGAGATCGTTGAGCCACCGCTCTTCCACCGGCTGCTTCCGCCCGACCCAGATTCGCGCCTTCTGATCGAGCGCGGAGAGGACCGAGGAGAACCGCGCTTCACGGACGGCCTGAGCCTGCTCCTCGGTCGGCGCGTTGTCGTCTTCCTCGGGCAGCGGAACGGGTTTCAGCACGTCAATACCCCGCGGAATCGTCGAGGGTCACGAAGCCGGAGGGCTGCGCTTGGCGCTCGGTCGCCGGGACCGGCTGCGCGACGGCTCGGCCGGTCATCACGAGATAGCGGGTGCAGTTATGGACGATCAGTCCGCCCCCAACGGCGAAGGCGCCGATGCCGGGAACCGTCAGGCAATAGACATCAGCGCGGCCGGCTTCGGTGACGGACAAGCACCTTGGTAGCGCAGGGTCGGCTGCATGTGACTGTCTTCCGGTATTTGTTGACGCGGAAGACAGTCCCGCACTCGACGCACGTTCGATCGACATCATCGACGCCGGAAGCGTGACGCGCGCGGGTCTTGCAGGCATTGGAGCAAAAGCGATTGGTCCCGGTGTCTCGGACCACTGCCACGCAACCGCAGAACTCGCAGCGAATCCAGGTGTCCCTATGGAGGAGGTGCTTGACGTCCTCATAATGCTCTCGATGCCACGCCTGACCAGCGTCAGAGCCATGCCAAGCGCGCGCCGCGCTGACCGCCTCATCGGGAACGCCGCGCTGATGGCCGATCTGATGATGGGAGACATGATCTCCGTGCGGAAGAAGCGTGAGATTTTCGAGTGCGTTGTTGCTTCTGTCGTGATCGACATGGTGGACGTGAAATCCATCAGGGATCGGGCCGTGCGCGTCGGCCCAGACGCGCCGATGGAGGCGCTCCCCATCCCTCTGGAAGTATCGCCCGCAGAGATAGTATCGGCGGCCCCGATACTCTTGGATCGTGTCCGATATGACTGAGACTGACATTCAAGATCACCCATGCTGCTCGATACCGCAGTATGGCATGATTTCCCTTCCATGTCAGCCGCTTTGACCCATCCATCCGGGGTCAGAAACAGATGGTCGGGGGTGCAAAGGATGTCTCCATGACCAGCGAATGCGAGCCTCACGATCTTCTTGTCGCGCCCATAGCGGCGGCACTCCGTGAAGGGCGCCATCTGTCCGCCGACAGTTCGGACATAGCCTGATTGCCCCTCAATCTCCGCGATGCGCCGGAAACCTTCGCTTGTCTCGACGAGCGTATCGCCATGGAAGCAGTCCATGAGGTGGTCGTTCTTCTTGACGATCGCGCCCTTCTCATCCCGCCGGTAGATGCGATACTCGTCGATCCAGCTCACGAGCGTCCGGAACACCTTGAGCCGCCCGGTCGAGAGCGCCATCCACACCGCATCAATCCCGGCATGGACGGAGTTGTTCGCCATGCTCAGGTGCAGCCCGAGATTCTGGTAGTCCGCCAGCAACTGTTCCCCGTCGCGCTGGCTCCTGCCCCGTGATGCGGGGTCGATCACGCCCTTGATCCACTTCCCTCGCGCCATGATCGCCGCGGCGTGGATGCTCGCCTCCGCCTGGCCCCGGTAGTGCTCCGAATAGAGGACCATCGACCAGTCCGCGGGGTTCCACGCGCCCCAGAGGCAGGCCGTCCGGTTCCAGCCGACGTCCAGCGCATAGGCGCGCGGCCAGTAGTCCGGGATCATGAACGGGTCGATCAGCACCTCGGAGAGCGGGACCGGGTAAATCGCGCCGCTCCCGAGGCTCGGCGTGCCCTTGGAGCGCGCGTCGCGGAGATGCGGCGGCGTCGAGGCGAGGAGTTCCGCCTTGGTGCGCTCGTCGAGGTGGGGAACTGAGTCCCAACCGGCGGTTATCAGCGCCTTGGACGAGCTGATCTCGATCACGCCCTCCATCAGAGGTGCAGTCCCAGCCGATCCACGCGCGCGCGAGGAGCGACCCAGAGGTGATCGAACCCATCTTCGGCGTCCGGGCCGATGACATCGAGGAGCGCGGATTCCTCCCCCACGATCTCCCTGCGGATGCGGTCGGCTTCCCGGCGCTGCACCGGCTGCGCGGTCGGCGAGGAGATCGCGAGGTGCGCGCAGCCGTTCGGCAGAAGCCGGACGAGCACGGTGAACACCGCGTTGGAGTAGGCGCCGGTCACGAAGCCCAGCCATCCCTCGCCCAGCGCGCCGGGCTGGACATCGCCCTGCGCCCAATTCCCCCACTCGCCGGTGAGGCGGCGCTTCTTCGCCTCGCGGATCGCGGCCTTGCGCTCATGCCTCGGCGCGGCGTCGTCGAGCGCAGCGGCGAGCTGCGAGGCGGACCATGCGGCGGGGGTGTTCATCAGGAGGCCGCCACCGCGGAGACGCCATACGTCCCGTCGCCGTAGCGGGCGATCGAGATGCGCCGGTAAATCAGCCCGCCGGCGCCGAGGGGGTGGTCGGCCGTGTCGGCCGCGGCGCTGGCGCTCTGGAGCTGCACCGTCCAGTGACAGGCCGCGTCGGCGTAGATTTCGAGATACTGCGTCCCGTCCGGGATCGCCGCGCCGCCCTTCGCCGCGCCCCCGGAGAAGTCCACCTTGATCGTGGCGAGAAGCGTCTCCTCCTGGAGGACCGGCACGACAGTCCCGCCCGGCAGAATGTCAGCGCGCCCGTAACAAGCGCAGGTCAGTATGGACATTTCACTCGCCTCCTCGCGGCATGAATTGCAGGACCGTCTCGCTGAGGCCCTCCAAGGGCGTGAACGTCAGCATGATGATCCCCTGCGTCGTCGCTGTTCTGATCAGGCACTCGCCGTAGACATCGAGCGGCGGCTCCTCATCGAGCCAGATGCCGTGCTGCGTGGTGCCTTCGAAGCTACCGCGGCCCTGCTGATAGGACTTCAGCCCGAGGACGGACCATCCGCCCGAGGCGTGCCTGACCTTGATCGTGTCGATTAGATCGGCGACGCCCTGCTTCCACGTCCGATCCCCGAGCCGGTTGCCCGGCACGAGGCCGGTCCCGCTCACGCGCTTCGTCGCGCCGGAACCCTCGATCTCACCGAGGAGGATCGACTGCACGATGTCGCGCGTCGTCTCGTTCGTCTTGCCCGCCGCCCACCATCTCACGGGGCGGCTGAACCTTCGGCCGGGCCACCATGCCGGATAGTCGCCAGTCAGATGCAGCGCGGTCTCGTAGCCGCCCATCCCCATACTTTTTCCAACGCGATTTGCGGCCATCGCGCAGCGTTCCCGATAGCGCGCGCCGGCCTGAAAGAACGCCAGGTGCTTCGGGTAAAGCCTCCGGGCGTGGTAGGTCTTCCCGTCGATCTCCTGCGTCTCATCCGGGTAGAGCCGAGACAGTTCCATCCGTGAGGCCCGGCGCCTCAGTTCCTTCGCGATGGCGGCGAGACGCGCCGGGTCGAGGCGCTGAGGGGTGAGGTCGTTCACGACGCCTCTTTCTCGCCCTCCGCGAACCCGACCATCTTCCTCGCCTGCTCGGGCGTGATGCTGAGAGCCTGGGCCAGCTCAGAGAGGAGCGCGGCCGGGTCGGCGGACTCGATTGTCGCGTTCAGGTCGAT